TTCGTTGGTTTTGTCAAGGAGACCAAAGCCCAAGTGATCGCTCAATTCGCCAACAACGACGGCACTACCTGGGAGAAGCGGATGGGCAAGGACCGCCTTGTCGCCGTCGTCTGAGCCCTTCGGGGCTGCCCACCACCACCCACACCACCATGACCACCAATCCTTGGATCAACCGCTTCGCCGCCTTGGCGCTGCTGTTCATGATGTATGCCGTCGGCATCAGCGTCGGCCGCGATCAGGCAATGCAAGTGCATTACCAGCACCCTGCCTGCCATCAGGGGGTGAAGCCATGACACCCCGCCGCTTCTACTTTCAGATTCGCAGCGCCAACGTGATCGAGGCGATCATGGCGCACACCCTGACCGAAGCCAAACAGATTGCCGAGCAGTCCGGTTGGCTGCCTTGGTGGTCTGAGATCGAATGGCTTAACCCTGAAACCGTCACCGACCCTGCAACCCATGACTGACACGATCGGCGCCATGCTCCCATGGGCATGGCATGAAGAACCAGACGACAGCAAACACGGCGAAGGCATCAGCCGGCCGCGGCATGGCGCTCAGACGCGCGAGTACCGCGTGCTGGTTCGCAAAGCTCACACGCAGCCGATGGTCTGGATCACGCAGGCCGAAACCAAACGCCACGCGCTGCGGTACGCCCAGAACCGTTGGCCGAACGCGACGGTGGATGTGCTGCCATGACCGACCACATCCGCGCCAAGCTTGAGGCCCTGATCAGCGACTCGAGCATGTTCAATGCCGGCCAGCTGGAAGAACGCCGTCGGCTGCAGCTGCTGCTGACTGCAAGGGTGGACGAGCTGCGGAGCGGTCCTACCGTGCCGCAGGTGAGCGCGATTTGCGCTGAACTGCTCAGGATCCGCCAAGCCCTCGAACCATGCTGAACAGCAGCCAACTCGAACAGCAACGCTCCGACATGCTTGAAGCTCTGTATCACGCGAGCGGCCGAACCTGCGGCACCTACACCGGGCTGTGGCAGGAGTTCAGCCGCGACATCGCGGCCAACTTCCGCGACACCGATTACGCCGACCTTCACGCCGCCTGCGTGCTGGCGATTGGCGAGGCCGAAAGCCATCTGGCCGATAAGCACGCGCAGCAATGCATCCGCATCTGCCGGCAGTTCTTGCTGAGGGGCAAATGGCTTTGATCCGTTGGATGTCGAGCCATCAGACGGCTCGCGAGCTAGGCATCTCTGTACGCACGTTGCGCCGGTGGCGCGAGTCTGGCCGGCTCAAACCTGGCGAGCATTATCGACGCAAAGGACCATCGCCTGACAGCGACGTTATCTACAACGTGGCTGCTTGCGTGCAGACTATTGACGACTTCACGCGCGATCGCGCCATGCAGCTGGGGCATGTCTGATCTGATCAACCATCCCGACCACTACAACCAAAGCGAGATCGAGTGCATCGACGCGATCCAGGCGGCGCTGGCGCTCGATGAGTTCCGCGGCTACTGCAAAGGCAACATTCTGAAGTACGTCTGGCGCGAACGGCACAAGGGCGGCGCGCAATCCTTAATGAAAGCCCGGTGGTATCTGGACCGCCTTATCGGCACCATGGAGCCATGAAACTGCCCCACCTCAACTGGCTCGAGCGCTGGGCGTTGCGGCTTCTGCACCGCAGCCCGCGGATGTCGCTCGTCATCGCCAAGCCGATCAACAGCACCCTGATCTCATGGTCGGCGCTCGAGGATGACGAGCTGGCCATGGTGATCGCTCAGGATCTGCTGCTCATGCCAGACGATGACGAGCCGTTGTCGATGCAGCTTGAGCGCATCTATCACCAGCCGTCTTACGGCGAACGCGAATGATCAGCTTGTACGCCGGCCGTTTGCTGCTGGTGTGCACCTGCAGCTCCCGCAACTGGCAGGCTCATGTCGTGCTGGGTCCAAAGCCTGAGCTGCAGATCAAGACTGATACAGGCACCGTCCACTTGCCCACGGCGCTCGAGCGGGCGCAATCGGTCTATCGGATGGCGGTGACGCAGCTGCGGCCTGCTGATGCGCCGCGCATGTGCTGGGACTGCCTGCAATGGGACATGCGCATCCAAGGGTGTGACCTGAATCTGCCAGAAGCGAAGCGCAGCGGCGGCCGCTATGCGCCGCGCTGTGAGATGTTCCAGCCATGCCGCGCGAATGGGTGACCGCCACGCGTGAGCCGTGGTGCCCTTTGATCAAGGAATGCCTAGCCGCGATCGATCGGCACAACCGTCTGTTCTTCCAGACCGGCGACCGCTCGCATCTGCTGCAAGCTGAACGGCTGCGGCAGTATGTGATCGAGCTGAAGGACTGGATCAGCGGCCATGAGCGAAGCGCAGGTGCTGAGCCGTATTGACCGCGACGGCGGCTGGATCGAGACGTTAGAGCCAGAAGGCGGCGGGGAACTGTACTACCGCAGCTGTGCCCACGGTATGTGCCGCTACTCGAGCGATCTATGGCAGGCTGAGCTGTACTTGGATCACCTGCTGGCCCGATGACGCTGGTTTACCTAGCCGCCATGTACTGGCTGATCTGTGCCCTGGTCATCCTGCTGCTGAGCAAAATCCTGCCCTAGCCACTGGGCGATCGCCCACTCGCTGAACGCCGACCAGAACGGCTGCGCGCGATACCAGTCGATCCAGGGTTTGTGGCCTTTGCGGCTGTTGCATCCGAGGCAACAGGCGACCATGTTCGAGCGCACCGTCAGGCCGCCGTGCACCTTCGGGATGACGTGATCGAGCGTCGGGCTGCGGCCTAGCGCATCGCCGCAGTAGGCGCAGCGATAGTTCCAGGCGAGTAGGACCTGATCGCGCGCTGAGCGTCGAGTGACGAGCCTGGTGCCATCAATGTGCGCTTTGTCCACTGAGATCCGGCGGCAGGGGCATGGCCTGAACCTCGAGGCTCAGGATGTCGTCGTCGTCGTGAACGTGTTCCGCTATGCGGCTGTAGACATCAGCGGGTAGGTTCTCAGGGTCAGCGTCTGAGCGCACCACAACGGTGGCCTTGACCTCGACGATGAACGCCTGCATCGGTTGGCCGCTGCTGCCCCAACGGTAACGGGCGCGACCGGATCGCCCGGAATGTGACGGATTGTCAACAGGCCACCCCGATCGGAAAGGGGACGCTGCCGGCGGTGTATGATTCACACATCGACAGCCACCCGACCGATGCGCATCCCCACCGCCACCCTGACCGACGCCAACCTGAGCATGATGATTGCCGACCTCTGCTCCCAACACCCCAAGCTCACGGGCGTCCGCAAGGAGCGCAACGCTGCTTACCTCAAGGAACTCTGCACCGAGCAAGCTCGCCGGGCCGCCTGAGCGGCCTCTGCACCCATGCCAGAAAACACTTTGCTAGGCCGCTGCGTAACGGCCTTTAACGAACAATACGAACTGACCGGCCCGTTTGATGACGACTGGTCGGAGATGTGCGTGGCTGCTGTGCTTCGACACCTTGCTGCCGAGCTGGTTGTGATGAACCAGCGCGACCCACGTCTTACCGTCCACGAACTCGCTTGCATCATTCAGGAGCAATCCAACCGATGACCGTCACTCTCGGTGAGGATGATCTGGCAGCCATGGGCGCTGCCATTAAGCAGCACCTGTCCGACTGTCGCACCCACCCACCCATGACCTACATCCTCGATCTCGGCCCATGGCACGTCGGGCCGTTCCCGACGCACATCGCTGCACAGCACTGGGCTGAGCGCCATGGCGTCGATGACTATCGGATGATCCCGCTCGACGATCCAGCCGAAGCGCCGATCAGAATCGCAAGGCTCAATAATCCCAGCGCACCCTAGGCCGGCCTTTGCGGATGCCCAGATGGGTGAAGCCCTTAGGCGCGCCGTAGCCGACGCTGAACGGCCATTCGCGATCCACCCATGCCTGCACCTTGTTGATGTCAGCGCCATGGATGAAGAAGTCCACCGCGCCGACGCTGGGCGCGTCGTAAAGGTGCTCTGACCCACTGGCGCCACCAACCTGCCGGTTGATCGCTGGCGGCCTGTACCCCGAGGTGATGACGATCGGATTGCCGCCGAAGGCTATCCGCACCCGCTCGAGGAACGCCGCCAGTTCGGCTGCAGTGTCGAGCTGATGCTGATGGTCGAAGCGGCGCGCTTCCTGATCAAGGGCGAACTCACCCAGTCGGATGTGTGGCGTGATCCGCAAATCAAACGAGCTGGCGGGCGTGAGCTTCGCCGGCTCTCGCTCAACCTCGACCACCTTCAGGTGTCCCTTTGCCCATAGCTTGCCTTCAGCCTCGCGGCGGCGCTTCAGCCCAGCCTCGACGTTGGTGCCGGGATTGCGGTAGAGCAGCATGGCGGCTGGTACTGCATCCCAGTCCTTCTCACGCAGCTCGCGGCTGATCGTCTCGAACCCGGCCGAGCCGTAGAAGCCACTGCCCAGGTTGTATGCAAAGCTGACCAGCGCGCACTGCTGGTGGTCGGCCATCTCGCGCCAGTGGGGGACCGTCTCGCGCAGCTTGGCCGCGATCCGATCCACCTCCTGCCGCAGCAGCATGTCAGCTTCGACCCGGTTCAGCTTGTCGCCTTTCTTGACCTTCCGGCCGTCGCCGTAGCGTGTCGTGCCCCAGCCGATCGTCCACGGCTCGCCGCCGCTGGCCGGGTCAGGGTACGCGTCGAGGTGACAGCCCTCGAACTGCTGGATCAGCTTCAGGGCATCGCTCAGATCGACCTGCTTGCCGTC